TGATACTATAATAACATTATCCGATGGGTCAACTAAACTAATACAAGATGTTCTAGTGAATGATGTACTTAAATCTATTGATGTTTCAGGAATGCCACAACCATCAAATGAATGGTACTCTTGGAGTAGTGACACATTGAATTATGTTGATTCAACATCAACAGTAATTAATTTTACAACATACGAATTTGATTCAGTTGTTAATATTAATGAAGGTAGATTAATTGCTACTGATTCTCATAACCACGTTGTTAAACAAAATGGTGTTTGGTACATCAGAACAACATCTGAATTAAATGTTGGTGATGTATTATTAGATATGGATAATAGTGAATTTGAAATTACATCGTTAGTTATAATAACAGAATCAACAACAGTTTACAACATTGATGTTGATAATAGTAACTTATATTTTGCGAATAACGTCTTAACTCACAATAAGTAATAAAGGGACATATTAGAACAAAGTAAACTATTTATATAAGTAAAATTATATTTAAATTTAGAATATGGAAAATAATCAAAATAACGATTTAACGGTTTGGCAGAGGCTTTCACAAGCATTCGGGCCAAACTCGTTATTAAATCAAGACTACCCAACATATAAGTTAGACAAGAAGGAATTATTAAAAACTACTTCTCAAGCGGAATACGAAAGAGAGAAATTACAAGCTCAACAAACTTTTTATTTAGCTAATCAATGGACAAAGATTGAAAGTAATCTTTATACCCAAGCCGTGTATTATGAACCAACTCGTTTGGCATCATTCTATGATTATGAGTCAATGGAGTATACTCCTGAGATATCAGCAGCATTAGACATCTACGCAGAAGAATCTACAACAGTAGATGAAAATGGGTATGTGTTACAAATCTATTCAGAATCAAAAAGAATTAAATCAATTCTAGCCGACTTATTCAATAACGTATTAGATATTGACACCAACTTGACTATGTGGACAAGAAACACTTGTAAGTATGGTGATAACTTTGTTTACTTAAAGTTAGATTCAGATAAAGGAATTGTTGGTTGTATGCAATTACCAAACATTGAAATAGAACGTTTGGAAAGAGGTATGGCCGCAAAATCTGCAAATGTTGAAGAACCTGCGGAAAACAAAGGATTAAGATTTCATTGGAAAGCAAAAAATATGGAGTTCAACTCTTGGGAGATTGCTCACTTTAGATTATTAGGTGACGATAGAAAACTTCCTTATGGTACTTCTATGTTGGAGAAAGCGAGACGTATTTGGAAACAATTATTATTATCTGAAGACGCGATGTTAATCTACAGAACGGCAAGAGCCCCTGAAAGACGTGTATTTAAAGTATTTGTTGGAAATATGGATGATAAAGATGTCGAGGCTTATGTACAACGTGTTGCAAACAAATTTAAAAGAGACCAAGTAGTTGATGCTAAAACCGGAAACGTGGATATGAGATTCAACCAAATGGCTGTTGACCAAGATTACTTTATCCCTGTTCGTGATGCCGCACAAGCATCTCCAATAGAAACATTACCGGGAGCAACAAACTTATCAGAGATTGCTGACATCGAATATATCCAAAAGAAATTATTGACCGCTCTTAGAGTACCAAAGGCCTTCTTAGGTTTTGAGGACGCTGTTGGTGGTGGAAAAGATTTATCTTTAATGGATATTCGTTTTGCAAGAACAATCAACAAGATTCAAAAATCTATGGTTGCAGAATTAAATAAAATCGCAATCATACATTTATTCTTATTAGGGTTTGAAGATGAATTGTCAAACTTTTCATTAGCGTTAACTAACCCATCTTCACAAGCAGACTTATTAAAAGTCGACCTTTGGAAAGAAAAAATTGCGTTGTACCAACAAGCCGTTGCCGCAATCGCAGGTATAGCACCGGTATCAGTATCGTGGGCTAAGAAACATATTTTAGGATTCTCTGATGAAGAAATCAAACTCGATTTACAACAACAAAGAATTGAGATGGCCGTAGGTGCTGAGTTAACAAACACAGCAACAATGATTACTCATACAGGTTTATTTGATAATATTGATAAATTATACGGAAATAAAGTTTCCGGAGCAACCGCAGGTGGAGCAGCTCCAGCATCACCACCGCCACCAGGAGGTGGAGGATTCGGAGGAGGAGGAGGAATGGAAGACTTAGGTGGACCTGAACCGGGAGGAGCACCTGAAGGAGGAGCACCTGAAGGTGGAGCCCCTGAAGCTGCAGCAGCACCCGAACCGGGAGGAGCACCTGAATTAGCTCCTGAGTCAATTAAACGGGATAATTTAAAAATATTAGTAGAACAAGGTTCCTTAACTGAAGACGATTCTTACATTGATTTATCAAAAGGAAAAAATTCTTTAGGAGATATTGAAGTACAATTAGGTAAACTTCTAAAAGATTAGATATTTATAATAAAAATTAGATATGAAAAATTTTGGTTTATTAAAAACAAAGATAGAAAATGTATTGTTAGAATCATATGCTAACGACACATTCAAAAACGAATTAAAAACATTTAAGAAACTTGTTATAGAAAATAAAAATATAAGCAAGTTGTTTTATTTATACGATGAACTAAGTTCACCAAAATCTTTAAGTGAATCTTATTGTAATGATTACATCAATGAATGTATTAAAATTTACGAGAATACCGTAAACAAAATAAAACAATCAGAGATTAATCAAATCGTTGCTTGGGTTGGAAATAAAAATGTGGAAAGTAGTTATACAGATATTGACACATTATTCTCTAGCGATGTTTTAACTATTGAATCAAAAATCAAAAGTAGAAAGGTTATTGCAGAATCTCTTAAAAAATTACCAATAACAACTACTGAAGGTATTGACCTACCATTATCAACTATGGTAAGCGTTGCAAACAAAACTATTAAAAGTTACATCGATGGATTAAACGAATCAGATAAAAAAGAATTAATCTCTTTATTGTCAGAAGATGATTCAACATTGAATGAAAAATACAACACACTTAAAGAAGGTGTGGTTACAAAACTAACGGAAATGAAAAATGCTAGCACTGATAATTCAATGCAAACAAGAATAGATGAAACTATATCAAAAGTAATTTCTGAAAAATACGATAAACTTACGTATTTCAAACTTAAGAATCTTAAAGAGAATCTTTAATCATTATCGGACTTGAACTTTTTTTGGACATACTTAGCCTTAGAAAGTTCAGCTCTTTTAATAACAGATTTTTTAACAAATTCCTTTCTTTTAAAAAGTTCACCACTTTGACGAGTCTTAATAACTTTACTTTTATAAAGTTTTAAAGCCTTCTCAATCGTAATGTTGTTATTTAATTTTACTATTATCATATATAACATATATCTTCCTCCTACAAAAAAGTTTTGACATTACACATAAAAACCCCTATTATTATAAAAAATAAACGGGAATAATATGAAAATTAATGAAAAAGGGGAAAACCTCTCAACTAACCGGTTTTAAAACCGCTAAAGTTATCTACGGAACAGTCGATTCCATAAACCTCAAATCTCTATACTTAAACATCCAAACGTGGGTGGAACCAATAGAAGAATCCGAAAATTGGACAAGAGTCGTCCTAAACCTAAGTCGAGGTGTCAAACATTCAATTTACGAAACAATTGATAAAAAAATCTTCACAGATAAATTTATTGTTGATTTAGATTTACGTTCAAGTGGTCTGAATATGGGAAAAAAATCCTTTATGAATCTTGAAATAAATTTCTACCTACAAGAAGAAGGTTTAGATATCAAAGGTACAGAACTAAAAAACGCACTACAAGAAATTACAAAACAAATTTTTAAAACCAATTTTACAAAAAATGAATATTTTAATTTTTATTTAACTAAAAAGAGTAAAATAGAAGAAGAATCGTTACAAACCGAGAATGTTTAATATTTATAAATAAAACATTCAAAATGAATTTAAGAATATTACAACCAAGTGAATCAGGAAAAGGTATATTAGTTGAGTACGATGCAGGGTATGTTAACCCAAATGATACTCGTAATGAAACTTTAATTAGAGAATCTAACGAAATGTTAGACCACTCTAAACCATTTGAATTTTATGCTGTATTACAAAAATATAATACCCCAAATAGAAATGGTAGAACATACCCTGAACGTATATTAAAAAGAGAGGCCGAGAACTATAAAAAAATGATTAAAAAGGGTACCGCCCTTTCCGAGTTAAATCACCCGGAATCATCTCTAATCGATTTAGATAGAGTGTCTCACGCAATCACCGAAGTATGGTGGGAAGGTAATGTCCTAATGGGTAAGATAAAATTACTTACCTCACCAGGTTACCACGAAAGAGGTATCGTATCAACTAAAGGGGACTTAGCGGCAAATTACCTTAGACAAGGAGTTACGTTAGGGATATCCTCAAGAGGTGTAGGGTCACTTAAAAAAATTGGGGAACAAAATGAAGTACAAGATGATTTTGAATTAATCTGTTTCGACTTAGTATCTTCACCTTCAACTCCGGGAGCGTACCTATTCTTAAATAAAGACGACAAACATCTATATGATGAGAACTTAGAAGAAGAGAAAAAAATGAGTGTTGAAAGACACGTTGGAGATTCCGGAAACAAATCGCTTGACTTAATGAAAAAATTAAACGATTATTTGGGATACTAAATTAATAACAAAAAATGGAAGAAAAGTATTTTATCGCAAAAGTTACCTTAGATTCAGTTGATAACGAATCAGGAAAGATTAAAAAAATGAGAGAAGAAAAATTAGTAAGTGGTTATAACCCTACTGACGTTGAGGCGAAAGTTACTAAAGTTTTCGAACATTACACAATGGAGTGGAGAATCACAGCAATTGTTGAGAGTAAAATCGACGAAGTAATTGAGTAATTAAATTTTAATTATTAAACAAAAGAGGACTATATGTCCTCTTTTTTTATGCTTTTTATTTTATGGTGATATTTATGAATGTATAAAAAACCCTATGTGAATTGAGTTTAATTTAAACTTTTTTCATATTGGGAGATATTTATATATTAAAAACAATATAAAAACAATGGCAAAAGAAAAATCTTTAGTTGAAGAGGCTATCATCCAAATGAAAAATTTGGAAGAAGCGGTAGCTGAGAACGCAAAAGGAATACTTGCTTCTACAATGAAACAAGAAATCAAAGACCTAGTAAAAGAATCTTTATCTGAACAAGATGATGAGATTGAAACCGATGACGTTGAAATGGATGAACCTATGGGTTCTGATGATATTGCCGATATTGATATGGGTGATGATTCAGACGAAGAAGAGGATGAAATGGATACTGATGATATGGACGACACAGAAGAAGATGGTGACGACGAAGAAATTGATATGGACTTCGATGACGAAGAAGATATGGATGACGAAGAAGATACTATCGACTTAACTGATGCTGACGATGAAGAAGTACTAAGAGTATTTCAACTTATGGGACCGGATGATAACATTGTTGTTACTAAAGACGACAAAGGAAACACTCACCTTAAAGATGAAGAAACTGGAAAAGAGTATATGATTGTTGGTGAAGGTGAAGAAGGTGAAGACATTGGAATGTTTGATATGGAAGAGTCTTGGGACGAAATGGACGAAGAAGAAATGGATGAAGAATCTATCGAATCTATCGTTGAAAGAATGTTCGGTACTGATGACGAATCTGAAGACTTAGAAGAAGATGAAATGGACGAAATCGTTTATGAAATCGAAATGGATGAAGATGATTCTGAATACATTGATATGGATGAAGATGATTCTTACGATATGGAAGAAGATTATATGGACCCTGTTATGGAATCTAAAAAAATGTCTATCAAACCTAAAGGTGTTGGAATGGGAAGTCCAAAATTCAAATACGATGCAAAACCTAACCAAGGTACCGGATTCAAAACAAAAATGAAACAAGGTGACAAAACTATGGGAACAGGTAAACCTAAATTTGAATACAAAGAAGGTGAAAACTCAGGAAGTAAATTGGGTAAAAACTCAATGGTTAAAAAAACTGAAACAAAAGAATCGTCAACTATGAAACCAATGGCTAAAAAAGTTGAAGGTAAAAAAGAAGAGACAAAAGAGGCTTCACGTACTTTAGGTGCAGGGTCTAACTTTAGAAAAGGTGGTTTACCAAAACCAAGAGCTCATTCAAGCTTTAATACCGCGATTAAAGAAAATACTTCTAACTCTGAACTAAAAGTTCTTAGAGAAAAAAATGAGGAGTACAGAAAAGCACTTAATATTTTTAGAAATAAATTAAACGAGGTTGCAATTTTCAATTCAAACTTGGCTTACGCTACACGTTTGTTCACTGAACATTCAACATCAAAACAAGAAAAAATTAACATTTTAAGAAGATTTGA